CCTGATTCCAATACGTGGCCTTGCCATAGACATCCCAAGGTGTCTCAATGACTTGCGGCAGTTCATCTTCCTGGGGCAGACAAGGTCCAAAACCCTCAAGACACGAACCCGGTTCGCCAAGCAAAGCGCCAGCAACAAACTGCTGTTCACACGTAACCTCCACCCGCCACTCGCAACCAAAGCGGTGGTAGCACCTGTCCCGACAGGGCTTGTGGGGGTGTTTTTGCGGCAGCCGGTTACCCAGCCCGCCGAGTGATTGATGTACAAAGAGATTCCGACCAGCAGCCACGCTGTTGATCCGCTCCTTAAAGCGTTTGAAAAATCTCTGTAACACCAACCACTCCATTTTGGAATCAAAACAGCCATCTAGAATCTGCGTAATGACGCAGGTTGGATCAAAAGGCTCATCAAGCTTCTTCTGACCATTCTCCAGACCTGAACATCGGACAGGCACCTTCCAGGGTGTTGACACAGTCCGCAGGTCATAAAGATACGACTGGCTGTTAATATTCGCGTATGAGTGGTGGAGATAGGACTTTCCGACCGACTCCTTGAAACCAAACACACGTTCACAAAAGGACCAAAATTCATCTTCCGTCTCACGGTTACTGATCGCAAGCCGATCGTCACCGTTGATTAGGACTCCCTCAAGAATCCTATCCAACGGCCGCTTATCCCCACAGCGACGACGATTCGAAACATGTGCGACCAGTACTTCATAACACAGAATGATGAACGAGGTCTTTTCCCCCATGAGCGTCCCCAGAGTCTGCAACACTGGGTCGATTTTGCCCAACTCCTCCATACTTGGATACAAAAGAGGACCCGGGTAACTTATGATATGATCGCCGTTACACGAGGTGAGGAGAGATCGGACATGCAGAGGCAGGTGCATTGTCAGGCATTCCATTAGACAATCCCGAAGGCGTCCAGCGGTGCCATCACTTGCTCCTGAAAAGTCGGAAGATGCCCATTGCGGGTTCTCCACGATACCTTCAGCATTTTTTCTGAGATCCATGAGATGCTGCGTCGAAGGCGCAACACCCACCAGGCGAAAGCAGGGAACCGTTCGATTGAATCGAAAGGCCGATTGCTGAAAAGCGGTCGACACGTACTGCAACGCCGCCTCGCCCTTGGTTATGATCCGCACCTTGAATGGTTCAAGTACGGCCGCAACCTTCGCCAACGCTTCCTCTCGCGTCGCCGCAATGAGAGCGTCAATCTGGATCTCATTTGTCCAAAATTGTTCACTACTCGGAAAGTGATACGTCTCAAACCATGAGTTGTTGTAGCGAACACCATCAACGGTGACCTCCTCATAGAACCGAATGCTTTTGACACTCGGAGACTCTTCCCGCTCCACATAATCCAACCTGCGCAGGTAAACATCGTAATCATACGCTGAAGACTCCGTAGAGCCCCACGCCTTCCAATGTTCCTCGGGGACACGGACAGGCTGTGCTCCCGCACTGATTTGGGGGCCGAAGCCACAAAAACCAATGCCGGGGCACACCAATGGCGACTGTTCGCCAAAGACCCGTCGCATGAACCAACCAATCTGACCAAAGTCAGACCTGGCAGATTCGTAGCAAGCGCTGTTAGACGCAGCTACGGGGCTCTCCCACTGACCAGAGTAGTAGTCATCCGCAATCGCCTTTGCCGCTCTTTCGAGCAGAGGCATGATTGTTCGGACAGACTCCTCCACTAGCCGGGTGTCACCACTGAAAGTCCGGCTGACGCTCTTCGAATGCGCATGCATCGTGGCCACCGCCGCCCTCTCG